GCTGGCTATCAGGTCTATGTTGACCACGAATTATCGGGTGCAATCGGGCATATTGGTACTAGAACATTTGGATGGAAAGACATAGAAAATGGCACTCTCAACATACTCAGACCTAAAGACCACGATAGCGAACTATCTGGGAAGGTCGGATCTAACAACACAGATTCCTGACTTTATCCGTCTAGCAGAGGATCGCTTACGCAGAGAATTACGGATTCGGCAGATGCTCAAAGTAGTAACTGCCAGCACTACAGGCGGTGATGCAACCGTATCATTGCCAGCAGATTTTTTACAAATAAGAGATATTCATGTTGATGGAAACCCAGTTTATACGCTTGAGTATATGTCTCCATCGGTGTTCTACCGCAACTCTAGATCGGTCGAAAGTGGTGTGCCAGTCAATTACACAGTATTGGCTAGCGAATTTATCTTTGCACCAAAGCCTGATGCTGCATATACATTAAAGATGCTTTACTACGCAAAGCCTGATTACTTGTCAGATGTAAATACAAGTAATGTGTTCTTGGCTAACTGCGTAGACGCTCTGCTTTATGGCGCATTAGCCGAAGCCGAGCCATACCTAATGAATGATGCAAGAATCCCTGTATGGGCTTCCTTGTATGACCGATCTATTGCCAACATTACTCAGGCAGACGAAGGTGCTGAGTATGCTGGTGTTCCATTACGCATGATTGTTGCTAAATAAGGAGTATTAAATGTCCGAGATGTCCAATTACCTAGAGAACGCACTATTAAACGCAGTTCTCCGCAATACCAGCTACACAAGCCCTACGACTTGCTATGTAGGCTTATTTACTTCTGATCCTACCGATGCTGGTAGTGGCACAGAATGTACTGGTGGTGCGTATGCTCGTATCGCTGTATCGTTTGGCTCACCTAGCAATGGTGTAGTAACTAACAGCGCAGATGTAACCTTTGCCCAAGCTACAAATAACTGGGGAACAATTAGCCATATTGGTCTGCATGACAATGTTACCTCTGGCAACCTATTGTTCCATACCATTTTGGCATCGTCTAAAGCTATTGGCACAGGCGATCAGTTCAAGATTAGTGCTGGCGCATTGACTTGCACTCTTGACTAATGCCCTTATCTCTTGAGCAGCTAGATGTTTATGGCTCGATTGAGAATGTACCTTACTCGCTAGACAATACCTTTTATGATGGCAGAGTATGTGGTCCATGGACACTAGAACAACTTGATAACTTTGGAAGCATAGATAGTCTTGCGTTCTCGCTAGACGATGAGTTGTGGACTACTGGTGCTTGTGTCAATTTATCAAACGCAGAACTAACCGCATTAGGTCAATTAGACGCTAGTGCAATACGAGTCGTACCAGCTAACGCAGAGATTATCGCAAACGGTACGGTAGATGCTGCTGCAAGCGCAATAAATTATGGCAACGCAGAAATAAATGCTACGGCATCAGTAGAAACCCTAGGTTTTGCAGTAAGAACTAACTCGGCAGAAATAAACGGATCGGCATCGGTTGATGCAAACGGTGTGCGTGTTGCTGCTGGAAATGCTGAAATAACAGCAAGCGGTAGCTTAGATGGTGAAGCATACGCTATTCGTAGCGCAGAAGGCTCTATAAACGCATCAGGAAGCCTTGAATCTGACTCGGTAAGGGTTAGATATGCCGATGGTGAAATAAACGCTTCTGCGACCGTTTCTGCGGATTCCATTAGGATGCGCTTAGGCAACGCAGATATATCGGCTACAGCTAGCGTATCTGCTCTTGGCGGTATGCAATACCAAGGCTTTGCAGAAGTCAACGCTAATGCTACGGTAGATGTAAGCGGTAGGCTAATTGCTGGTGCTTATGTAGAGATCAATGGTAACGCAAATGTTACTGCTAAAGGCTTTAAATTTGGGGAAGAATGGGTTGTTGATCCTAGCGGATCAGAAACATGGACTGAGCAAACTGCTGGTCAAAACACATGGACAACACAGGCTGCTGGATCGGATAATTGGACACCAGTAGCAGTAGGCTCAAATACTTGGACAGAACAGAATACGGAAAATAACCAATGGCAACAAGTCGGATAAACTTTACTGAATGGCTACCAGATCAGCCAGGTGTGGCTGGTGTAATGACAGAAGCCAAAAATGTATATCCTATTGCTAACGGATATGCTCCGCTTCCATTAGAAGCCAATCTGTCTACAGCAGCTAGCGAAAACCTAAACAACATCTTTGCAGCAAAAACCAATGCAGTTAGCTCTTTATTTTGTTCAGGGTCTACAAAGCTATTTAAATTTAATTCTGCTGATACAGATTTAGATGATGTATCTAAGGCTGGTGGCTACAGTACAGCGACAGGCGAGCGTTTTTACTTTACCCAATTTGGTAATGTTGTTATTGCTGCCAATGGTCAAGCAAAGCTACAAGGCTGGACACTAGGATCATCCACAGCATTTGCTGACTTAGCTGCTGCTGCACCTACAGCACGATATGTAACTGTAGTGCGTGATTTTGTGGTTGCTGCTGGCACTAGTACTTACCCTAATCGAGTCTATTGGTCTGATCTAAACGATGAAACCGATTGGACTCCAGGAGTAGGCAGTCAGTCAGATTTCCAAGACATAGCCGATGGTGGCGATGTTATGGGTGTTACTGGTGGCGAATTTGGAATTGTGTTGACAGAGCGTTCTGTAAACCGTATGAGCTACATTGGCTCGCCATTCTTCTTCCAGTTTGATTCGATTGCTCGTGGTGTTGGCTGTATTACTCCTAATTCTGTAGGGCAGTACGCATCGGTAACATTCTTCTTGTCCGATGATGGCTTTTATAGTTGCGATGGTCAGACAGTTAAGCCAATCGGTGCAGAAAAGGTTGATCGATTCTTCTTTAACGATGTAAACCTAAACAAACTAGATGAAATGTCAACTGCGGTTGATCCGCTTAAAAAACTGGTTATTTGGAATTACACCAATGTGTTTGCCCAAAAGCGTCAGCTTATTTATAACATCTCGCTAAACCGTTGGTCGTATGCAGAAACAACTGCAAACTATATCAACAATGTATATACACCTACTACAGCCCTAGAAAGCCTAGATTTGTACGGCACAATGGATTCGTTGGGAGTTAGTTTGGATTCTCGCCAATGGGCTGGTGGTGCATTGTTACTAGCTGGTGTTACAGGAACTAGAGCAATATCGTTTACTGGTGCAAGAAAAACAGGATCATTGATTACTGGAGACTTTAATGTACCCAATGCTCAATCACTTGTTACTCTCGCAAGACCTATTGTCGATAATGGTTCTGCTACTGTTGCTGTGGCTTCACGACTTAATTTAGATGATGGCATTACATTCTCGACTGATGTGGCTGCCGATGCAGAAAACAGGGTAAGTTTGCGTTCTGCTGGTCGCTATCACAGAACTAGGACAATCCCATCAGGAACATGGACAAGCTGTTTAGCAGTAGATGTAGACATCGTGCCACAGGGAACTAGATAATGTTTCGTACATTACCGAATTTTGGTGCAGATCCACGAAATGTAGCCGAAATTGTTCGCCAGATTATGAATGGCAAAACAAACAATACTGGCACGATTACATTAGCGACAGGAAACGCAACAAGCACAACGCTGTACGATGAGCGTATTAGCCCAGACACCAAGATTATATTAGTGCCGTTTTCTGCTGCTGCGTTTGCTGATACTGCTCCGTATGGTATGTTTCAAGACACAACAGATCAGTCCGCTACTACGACTGCTGCCGAGTTTATTACTACATACAACACGACAGACTATTCCAATGGTGTGTTTGTATCGAATAACTCACGAATCAATGTGAGAAATTACGGAATATATGCGGTGCAATATTCTTTGCAGTTTAAAAATAGCACAAACGATGGACAAGATATTGATGTTTGGTTAAAGAAGAATGGCACAAATGTCGCTGGATCAAACAGTAAGTTTCATATTCCAGCTAGAAAAAGCACAGGATCAGACAGTCATTTAATTGCAGTAACACCGTTAATGATTGAGTTACAAGCAAATGACTATATTCAGATTGCTTTTAGAGTAACCGATATTGGGGTAACAATGGAGCATTTTGCTGCGGTTTCTGCGTCAAGCACGACACCAGCAATCCCATCTACTCCATCGGCTATCGTAACTGTGCAGTACATTGCACCACAGGCTTACAGCAACATTTATGTGTCTGCTCAAACGCAAGGCTCGGCTACAATTAGTCATTATGCAAATAGCACAGCAGATAAGACTTATGGGTATGTTTTAGTTGGATAAACAGTACATAGAGCCTAACAATTTACGGAACTGGTGGCAGTTTGTCAGACCAGGATTGGAACATATACTCAAGAAATCACCAGAATATTGGATTCCAGAAGATGTATATACAGATGTTTTTAATGGCAGATCGCAGTTATGGGTATTTTCAGAGCAAAACAAGCCTGTAGGTTTTGCAGTATTAGAGCCTAGAGGAGATGCTCTACATTGTTGGGTAGGTTGGGCAAACAGTAATGGACATTTCAAAAGCGCAGTTGACTGTGTTTCTGAAATTACCAAAGATGGTGGTTTTAAATATTTAACTTTTGAATCGTGGCGGTCAGGATGGGATCGGATCGCTCCTAAATTTGGATTTAAGCCTAGGAAATGGGTTAAGGAGATTATATGAGTATGGGTGGCGGTGGTGGCGGTACTAATACCGTAACGAGGACAGAACTTGATCCAGTAATGCGACCTTTTGTCCAATATGGACTACAGGAATCGACACGCTTGTATCAGCAGCCAAATATGCCTCAGTATTATCCTGGGCAAACCTATGTAAGCCCAAGTCAGCAAACTCAGGCTGCATTGCAAGCTGCTCAACAACGAGCCACAGTAGGAAATCCGTTGACTCCAGTAGCACAGCAACAGGCACTCAATACCCTACAAGGCGGTTATCTTGGCGGCAATCCTTTCTTTGAAGGTGCATTTAGAGCAGCTACACAAGGCGCACAAACAGCTTACCAAGACCAAGTTCAACAGGCTTTGTCTAATGCTAGTCGTGCTGGTCGTTATGGCTCTGGTGCTATGGGTACTGCTTTAGATCGTGCTGGCGGTACATTTGCTAATGCACTTACAAATACTGCTGGAACACTTGCATATCAGAACTATGCAGACGAGCGAGCAAGACAACAGGCAATGATCGGTGCTGCGCCTACATTGGCACAAGCAGACTACGAGGACATTAATAAGATGCTCCAACTCGGTCAGGTTGCAGAAGGTTACCAAGAAACAGCTATTGCAGATGCAGTCAATCGTTTCAATTTTGCACAGCAAGCTCCATATCAAAAACTACAAAGCTATCTATCTGGTGCTTATGGTGCGCCATCAGGTATGCAAGTATCTCAGCCTGTATATCGCAACCAATTCGGCAATGTATTAGGCGGTGCTATTACTGGTGCTGCTTTAGGTGGTTTAGGACAAGGAACAAGTCAATACGCTCCAGCTATCGGTGCTGCTATCGGTGGTGGTCTTGGATTATTAGGATAAATTATGTCAGGAATGGAACTTCCTTTAATACTTGGTGCTGGCGGTGCATTAGTTGGTTCTCAAGTAGACAAACAAAACCCTTTGCGTGGCGCATTACTAGGTGGTGCTGCTGGTGGTTTAGGTGGCGCAGCGTTAGCTCCTACTGCTGGAGCAACTGGAGTTGGATCTGCTACCGCAGCAGCTAACTTTGGAACTTTAAGCGCAGCTCCTACTGCTGGTACATTTGGCGCATTAAGTTCTGCTGCTCCTACTGCTGGTGCTTTCGGAACATTTACTGGAACTGCTGCTGGTGCAGAGGCAGCCACAGCAGCAATGATGGCTGGAACAAATCAAGCTGTAAATGCTGCATCACAAGCTGTAGCTGGCAATGTAGCTAATCCATTTAAGATTAGTCCAGCACAAGCTATGGCAGCTCAACGGTTAATGGGTGGATTTGGTCAACAAGACCAAGGAACAAGAACGCAAACTGCACCCTTTAAACCAGGACAACAAGTAAACCTAGCTGACCCAATCGCATCTTTACTAGCTCCAAAGCGTAAGCGTGAGCGACCAATGATTTCTCTACTGTGAGGCAAGAATGGCACTATTAGATTATTTATTCCCACCGCAACAAAATACAATGATGGGGTTGCTTGGTGGCGATGAAGAAAAAATGCGTCAAGCAGCGCAACAAGCTGGACTATTAAATGCTGGTTTAGGCATTATTGCTGCTAGTGGTCCATCTCGTATGCCTCAAGGAATACTACAGCCTATTGCTACTGGATTGATGGCTGGTCAACAGGCATACCAAGGCGCATTAGATCAACAAGTACAAAACCAATTAAATGCAGCCAAATTTGCTGAAGTTAAACGCAA